AGAAGTCTTTCAGATAAAAGAAAGATTTACTATTACAGATGGCGCACACGAACAGTTTTATACTTTTCCATTAAGGTTCACAGAAAAAACAGACTTAGAGATGAGAGCGTTTTCTTCTTCAGGCTCAGTTGACTTCAATGTGTCCGCGTCAATGGAGTTTGTTTACATTCAAAATGGGAGTGACTTGTAGTGGCTGAACGCAAAAAAGCCAAAATGCCTCCCCGCAACAAGAAAAATTTCCGCCCTACTGAAAAAGGAGCGGGGATGACTAAAGCTGGAGTAGCGGCGTATAGACGCGCAAACCCCGGCTCAAAGTTAAAGACCGCTGTAACCGGCAAGGTCAAAAAAGGTAGTAAGGATGCAAAGCGTCGTAAGTCTTTCTGTGCGCGTTCTGCCGGACAAATGAAAAAATTTCCTAAAGCAGCTAGAGACCCAAACAGCCGTTTGAGGCAGGCCCGTAAAAGGTGGAAATGTTAAAATGAGCAAGCCAACAGTTGCAGAACTAGACAAGAAGGTTGAGGTTATTCAGGCCGTTTTACATCGGTTGGAAAACAACCATCTTGCTCATATGCAAAAGGACATAGACCGTCTGGATATAAAGGTCTGGGCTATCCTTGGCGGCATTGCTCTGCAACTTGCGGCGACGGTAATAGCATTAGTGGCGGTGTTGACATGACACGAGTTAATTTAGGCGCAGGCGCTTGTTCCGTTAGAAAAATGGCAAAAGGCGGCGTCGTTAAAATGAAGAAGGGCGGCACTATATGCCCTGAAGGTAAGGCGTGGGCAAAGCGCACGTTTGACACATATCCGAGTGCATACGCAAATCTTGCCGCCTCAAAATATTGTAAAGACCCTAACTACGCCAAAAAGTCTAAAGGTGGCAAACGAAAGGGTAAATAATGGGTAAATTACAGGAGTGGTTAGATGAGGATTGGGTCAGAATTGATAGCTCGGGTAATATTTCGGGTTCATGCGGTACGTCAAAAGATAAGCGTAACCCTGACCGTTGCCTTCCTAGACGTAAAGCTCAAAGTTTATCAAAAGCTGAACGAGCTTCAACAGCGCGTAAAAAGAAGCGTGAAGGAGCTAAAGGAAAGCAGGTTGTGGCAAACACTAAGGCTGCCAAAGTAAAGAAAATGGCTAATGGGGGCGTTGCGGGTTATGAAACTAAAGCGAAACGCAGGTTTCGTGGCAGCAGTATCCCCGGTACGGCTGTCGCGAGAGGTTGTGGCGCGGTTATAAACGGCAGAAGAAAGCGCACTAAAGGGTCAGTGTCACAAGCATGAATATGATTGTTTTTAACACCGGAAAAGAGCAACAAATCTGTGCAGAAATAATTGCGTGGACGGAGCACACACTTAGTAAGCCTAATTCTTTTTACAACAACCTTCCGCCGTGCCCTTATGCACAAAAAGCTTGGACCGATGAAAAGGTAGCTTTACTTTTTAAATATGACGATAATATGCAGGTTTTGTATAGCACTTTATCTCAGTGGGAAGACAGTTTAGATTTAGTTATTATAGTAGACCTAAATTTTACAGAGGATCCTGACGTTTTTCACGATTACTTACGGGAGTTAAACGAAGCAATATCTATGGGGGTCTTTATAGACCGGGATATGTGGGTCATGGGCTTTCATCCGCATGATGAAGCCAATGATTTCATAGACGACCAAAGCTTTATGCAGGTGGTTGATGATGAGTATGCAATGATTTTTGTGCAGCGTTTATCCAAGGTGCAGGAATCAGCAGACAAACTTGCGGAAAAAGGCTATTATGATAAGTATCTAGAAGAATACAATGCGGAAGAAATTTTTCAGGAAAGATCAGATCTTTACAGGAGATTAAAAAATGGCGATGAAACCACGTAAGATGATGAAAAAGGGCGGCGCAGTCAAGAAGATGCGCGGCGGCGGTATGGTAAAGAAGATGCGCGGTGGTGGCATGGTAAAGAAGATGCGCGGCGGCGGTATGGTAAAGAAGAAGTAAGATGGCTACATCCGGCAGCACAGATTTTGAGTTAGACGTTTCCGATTACATTGAGGAGGCGTTTGAGCGCTGTGGTCTTGAGGTTCGTACGGGTTACGACCTAAAGTCTGCCAAGCGGTCGCTCAATTTAATGCTGGCTGAGTGGGCAAACCGTGGTCTAAACCAATGGACCATTGTTCAAAGAACACAGGCTCTGACACAAGGAACGGGCAATTACGCTTTAAATAACGATGTTATCGACGTTTTATCGGTAATTGTGCGCCGTAGCGAAACTGACTATTCTTTAGATCGTCTTAGCCGAGACGAATATTTGTCTATTCCGAACAAAACTACTGAAGGAAGAGCAAACCAGTTTTTCTTGGATCGGCAGGTCACGCCAGAATTAAAACTGTGGCCGGTTCCTGAGAATAGCACGGATGTTGTGATTTACGATGCTCTTACTCGCATGGATGATGCGGATACGTTTATTAACACAATGGACATGCCGTTTCGTTTTTATCCGTGTTTAGCCGCGGGATTAGCCTATTACATAGCGGTAAAAAGAGCTCCAAATAGAGTTCAGCTTTTGAAGGCTATTTATGAGGAAGAGTTTGAACGGGCCGCAACAGAAGACAGGGATCGTTCGTCCTTTAACGTAGTGCCGCAATACCAGTATTTTAGGACCACTTAATGGCAAAGTTTGCAAGCGGTAAAGATTCCTACGCTATTTCAGACCGATCCGGTTTCCGGTATCGGTATAAAGACATGCGTAAAGAATGGAACGGCTTGCTAGTAGGAAAAGACGAATGGGAGCCAAAACATCCGCAGCTTGGTCCTTTTCGTAAAGTTGTTGATGCAGAGGCTTTAAAAGATGCACGGCCGGATATAGTGGAGCCGTTTGATGTATATGTAGGGATTCCAACAGTAGAGGCACCTAATTTGCTGCCACCGCAAGGTTTTGGGCAAGTTGGCATGGTTACGGTGACAACATGAGTTTTACATACGCTGAACTACAGCAGGCTATTCAAGATTACACGGAAAACGACGAAACCACGTTTGTTAACAACATTCCTGTGTTTATTAGAAATTCGGAAGAGCGCATTCTCAAAAACGTGCAGCTTAGCTTGTTTCGGAAAAATGTCGCAGGAGCCTTGACCGCTTCAAATAAGTTTTTGGCCTGCCCGTCAGATTTTCTTGCGCCGTATTCCTTGTCATACACAGATGCGAGTAATGACGCTAATTTCCTTGATTTTAAGGATGCGGATTATGTGCAGCAGTTTAATCCGGACCCTACGACGGAAGGCGGTCCGCGATATTATGCTGTTTTTGATATAACTAACTTTATTATCGGGCCGACACCGGATGCAAGCTACGCGGTAGAGTTGCATTATTTTTATCGCCCTGCCAGTTTGACAGCGGGTGCGGGAACTGGAACTACATGGCTTAGTGAAAATGCTGAGCTAGCTATGCTGTATGGTAGCTTGATGGAAGCTTATATATTTATGAAGGGCGAACCTGATATGCAAGCGCTGTACGAAAAGCGGTTTAGTGAGTCTATTATGGGTCTGAAGATGTTTGGGGAGTCTAAAGAGGTAACCGACGAATATCGGACAGGAAAGATAATTAGGCCGAAACAATGATAAAAGCTTTAGAAGTAGACATCCCTGCGGATTACAAAGTTTTGGTAGAGACCACCGAGAAACGAGGGTTTACGCCAGAAGAGGTTGCAGAACGCTGTGCAGACAGGATCATTCAAATATCGGACACCGCTCATCCGGGCATCCGCGACCAAGCTCATGCGTTTAGACAACATATGGTCAAGGTTTTAGCTTTTTACATGCGTGAAGCAATAAAAAGTGATAGAACTACAACATATAACGCCCTATCAGAGGCAGGTTATAAAGAACTTGCTGAACAACTAAGGAGACTGTGACATGGCATTTACGGGCAATTTTATGTGCACCAGTTTTAAGCAAGAGCTTTTGACTGCAACGCACGATTTCACAAACAGCACTGGTAACACTTTTAAACTAGCGCTCTACACGAACAGTGCATCTTTTGATGCGTCAACAACAGCGTATACCGCAACTAACGAGGTTGCTGGAACCGGCTATTCAGCGGGTGGGGGCACTTTGACTAATGTTACCCCGACAACCAGCGGAACAACAGCTTTGACAGATTTTGCTGATTTGACGTTTTCTTCGGCTACTATTACGGCGAGGGGCGCACTTATTTATAACGACACCGCAGCAGGAGACCCCTCTGTAGTTGTTCTAGATTTTGGTGCGGACAAAACATCTACCGCTGGTGATTTTACCATTGTTTTTCCAACGGCTGACGCAAGCAACGCGATTATCCGGATAGCCTAACTATGGCAGACGTTATCGTTCCAATAGGCGGCTGGGGCCGCTCTGGTTGGGGCGAAGGCCCGTGGGGGCAAAGCGGTTTTCCGTTTTCCACCGCATCTGTCGGCGCTGTCACAGTCACCGC